AGATTTCCAACCTTCATACTGCTGTCTTCTTCTGTTTGTTCGGAAGAATCTTCGGGCTGAGTTCCAATACGGTTTTTGACAATCTTTTCGCTTCTGTTTAGCTCTTCTGCGAGTTCCTTTACTGGTGTATCTAGATGATTGTCTATATAAAATTTTTCTGCCTTGGTCAGTGGTCCTTTTCTCTTAGACATCAAACATATACCTTTCTGCTGTGGTTAAAAATCTTCCATTTCTTGTTTTCAGATAAGTCATATAGTTTCTATATACGTTTTCTGAAACTTTTTTCAGGGGAAATTCTATGGAGTTTGCCTTGCTTGCATATGTTCCCCAAGGGTCGAATAGTCGGCCTCTTCCAGTCTTAACAAAGAATGTAGAGATTCCGGTTTTTCCATTCACTACTTGTTTTGCATAAGCAAGCTTGCTTTTCTCTGAGACTATATCTCCCTTGGTGGTATAGCATGTGGTTGTTGTAATTTTTGGAAGGTCTTTTTCAAAAGACTTTAGTGTATCTTCATCCATCTTCTTTCCCCATGAAATTTCTTATCTGGTTGACAGTATTCTTAATGCAATCATACTTGTCGACCCCATCAACCCAGAGAACGAAGGTTTCATCCAGCCCAGACTTCTTTAAATCCTCTGGGTCTATCGTGTCGCCACTGCATTCTCCCGTTTTCATAACCTCATGCACGCCAAGCTGGCAGTAAAGTATAGCCCTGTGTGGAGCAGAGTTCCCCATTATTTTTTTCCCTTCTGTATATATCTTTGTCTTTGTTCTTCGGTCATACTTCTAAGCTCTCTTTGTAGCTTCTTTTTTCCCGGTTTCTTTTCATCTACCTTGTCTCTTTCTTTCCTGTCGTCCAGTTCATATCTTCCAAGCTTCTTGGTATTTCTTTCAGCCCAGTGCCCAAGAGTTTGAGGCTCTCCTCTTACAAAGATATGAGGACTTCCAAGAACTCTTTCTAGTTTATGTCTTCCGCATTCCGGGCATTTCTTTTTCTTCGAATCTTTCATACTCTGTACGATTGTAAATCTGTGTTCACACTCAGAGCATAGATATTCATATAAAGGCATCTTACCTCCCGACAGCCTTCTTTATGTCCTCTATTACAGATTCGCTTTCTTCAGGGTTATCTAGAAGCTCTTCACATTTATTTCTTAAGAAGAGCAAGTCTTCTGAAAGCGTCTTAACAACATTTCCAGTAAAGACAGAGTGCTTTTCTGTAAGGTCTATAATATTCTCTAAATTTTCTTTAGCCTGAATTTTGCGCATCTTCTAGTCTATAAAGGATTGCGGATATAATTCCATGCCTAATAACATCGTCGTCGCCAAGCTCCACTATACCAACCCCGTGCAAGCCACGTAAACATGATATGCACGTAGACAGCCCTCCTCGCACACGGCTTGGAAGGTCGGTTTGGTTCACATCTCCATTCACCACCGCTTTTGACTTTCTTCCCAGACGAGTAACGAACATTTTTATCTGTTCTATCGTGGCATTCTGGGCCTCGTCTAATATAATAAATGAGTTATGAAAGTTTCTTCCCCTCATATATTCTAGAGGACAAACTTCAAGGACATTATTTTTCTTTATGTAGTCTATGCCACTATTAGATATATATTTAGACATTTCATCCATAACAGGAACTAGGTATGGATGTATCTTATCATGAAAAGAACCGGGGAGATAACCTAACCCGCCACCAGACTCAACTATTGGTCGCGTAATTATTATCTTTTCTATCTTTCCAGATAATAAATGCTCACAGGCTAGGCCAACACATATAGTTGTTTTTCCGCTACCTGCTGGCCCGGAACATATTGTAACGTCGTTCTCTACTATTGCCCTTATGTATTCAGCTTGGTTAGAAGTTTTAGGAGATAGACTGTGCCTACTATGAACATGTTTATTAAGTTCTGACTTTGGTTTTTTCATTTTACCTCTTTATTTGCCAGAACTACCGAAACCCCCTTCTCCTCTGTCAGTGCTATCCAAATCGTTAACTTCCTCTATCCGAAAGTTTGGTACTTCTTGTATTAAAATTTGAGCTATTTTGTCACCGCGACTAATAAAATAAGACTTACTACCAAATGGCCACTCTGTTGTTCCGTAGCCCATATTAGAAATACAGACCTTTACTTCTCCCCTATATCCACTGTCAACCACTCCAGCGAATCGGTGCAGCCCCTTTACACCCATAGAAGAACGGTCCCATATTAATCCAGCATAACCATCAGGAATTGCCATAGAGATTCCCGTAGAGACTAATACGGTCCTTCCCGACCTAATCTCCAAGTCCTCGTCAGAATACAAGTCTATTCCGGCGTCTGTGTCATGAGCTTTTGTGGGTAGTTTGGCTGTCTCAGTCAGCCTTCTTGCCCTTAGTGGCTGATTTGTCATTAGACATCTCCTCGTTGTCTTTTTCCTTCTCCTCTGTAACAAACTGTCCAAAACTTGAAGCACACATGGGCATATCGGGAGAGGGGAAGTTGTATCGTCCATTAAAATGGAAAACTTTCCCCTCATGTGCATATGATATGTGGACCATGAATCCTTTCCCAACGTCTATAGCCTCATTAAGACGCAATACGGTGGCCTGTAGGACTTTGTCACCCTCTGGTGTTCTCTGCATGAAGGGTGGCGTTTTTATATTTTTGGTGCTTGACATTGGGCTTCCTAGATAATTTCACAGGCTCCACCAGCACAGGCAATCTCTTGCTCTGGCGTAGTGTTGTCATGTTCCTCTATGCAATTAGTATACTCTACTGCGGTATACTCTCTCTTCATGTCTACCCACTCTTTCCAATTGTAGACATCTTTCATGCAATATGTAAGTCTTTTGATGTCTCCATCCATATACTTTTTGGCAAACTTTTTGCAGCGCTCAACCCATTCACTTTTTCCGTTGCCTTTAATTCTAGTTCCTACTCCTAACAGTCCGTCACAAGCTGACCATAGGTTATCTTCCCAGAGGTTAAGTGCAACTTCAATTAACCCGCTAACAAACATCGCGCCGTCGCCGTAGTGCGATACCATTTCGCTGGGAAGATACACCGTCGTGAACGGTGCTTGCGGATAGTCCTTATCTCCACTCAATGGAAGCAGAGAGACGCCACAAAAATACTTTCTGTTTTTGTAGATAAATTTCTCTACGTCTTCCCATTCTTCTGGCTTTACATTGATTGTGTTAGACACGTTGTGTTGCAGAAACGGCTTAACACAAAGAGAGTCATTTCTTCCGGTCATGACCCAGTTCTGCTGTGTGCTTTTTACATATTCCAAGAGACCGATAGCACCAATCTGATTCTTCAATTTAGAACCGGAAGGAACCTCTATGCAAAAGCAGATTACGTCGTCGCTGTCGTTTGCAGACCAGACCGACTCTTCGCATGCTCTCGGATTTGTTTTCTTAAAGTGTTGATATATATCCTCCATCTTATTAGCCTGTACACGTCTAATATAACGCTTGGCATGATGAGGATGGATACCAGAACTAGTACCAAGAATACAGCTAGCAGTCCCTTCAGGCTTGACACAAGTAGTTCTAGCTGCTGCATTAATCCCGATTTTCTTAGCAAGCTCTCTATTCGTTTTCCTAACAACCCTAGCGCCTTGCTTTTGAATCTCGGGGTCCAAACAGATATCGTGACGCTCCATGATTCCTGTCATAGAAACACCGAGAAGAGCCTCTCTTCTCAGGATTCTCTCGGTAACTTCTCCCAAGTAGGACATCTTTGAGAATCCAGCTTGTAGGGTTCCAATGATGGACGCCGCCTTGCAAGATTCAAAGAAATCCTTCTTGGTCTTTATTCTGGCACAGTTGATGGTACTAAGATTGCACGCTTGCCAGCCTGTCTCTCCCGTCTCTTCGTCTACAGGATAGAGTCCAATCTCAACACATGGGTTTACAATAAGCTCAGTGGAATCTGCCCATACAAATCCCGGTTCTCCGAACTCCTTAACCGACTCCATCAATGATGTAAATTGTTCAGGACTGGTCTCACCACGCAGTAAAAGAGCAGAGTTATTAGAACGACCACGTTGAGGATTATCATGAAACCAATTGCCAGTTTTTGCCAGTGCCATCTCTTTGTCGTCTGGTGAAAAAAGACAAATCGTAGCACTCCTACGTACACCGCCAGAAATAACAGCATCGGCAGCATGCATGACCACGTCATAAACATCTATAGGTCTCAGTTTTCTAGTTGAAAATAGCGCATCCTTCAATACTTTATCTAAAACTTTCTTAATATTTGTCAGAGCTTTTTTCAATGGTTCAGGACCGGGCGCCTTGCCAGAGCTTGAGCTTAGATATGAACCAGCGGGCCTGATTTCAGAGTAGTCAAATGATACTGTTTTGCCCACGTAGTCTAGAAAAAAATCATCCTGCTGGAAATAGCTGTTGACTAAAACGCCAACGGCGTCAGACCACCCTTCTATTGTGTCTGGAATGGTAAATTTTTTAGTACCATCCTTCTTCTGAACTAGTTTGGGTAACTTTTCTACATGATGTCTTTGGACGGAGAATCCAGTACCGCAACCACACAAAAGAAGATACATGCATTCCTGAAAAAACCTCGGCCTATCTACATAGGAGGCTATACAATTGTAAATTCTCGCGTTGTGTTTTAGCACGGGGGAGCCTCCAAACTGGAGGGCACGTTGAGAACCCAGAACGCGCTTTCTATTCATCATGTCATAAGCCCATTCAATTTCCTCTGGGACAGAGGGGTAGGACTCAAGCATCATCCCTTCAACACGTTCTACACTTTCCTTCCACGTTTCTCTTCTTTTCTTTTCGGGAATCCATCTGGCGTATTTACCAACAAAAGTATAGTTCTGTAGCTCCGCTACTGACATCAGTTTTTCCTGTCTTTTTCTTTTGTAGCATGTCCAGACTCTATCATGATTTCTGATACGTCTTTACCATCTATGAAGATATGTCCCAAAACCCTTCCGAAAGTAAACACATCCTTAAGCTCGGAATCTTCACTAGCAGGTATGTGGAGGACAGCTTTTATGTATTCCAGTTTTCCGGTGTCTTCGTTTTTCTCTTCTAACAAAATTTCTCTTAAATGATTTCTAGCCGCGATTCCTTTTTTCTTTTCCTCTTTATCTCTAGTTCTAATTTCTGAACACCAGCAATCTTTCAGTCTAACTGTCAGGGTTCTATGTACGTCTACTATAAGAGTGTCTCCGTCATACACTCTTTTTATTTCTACTTCTGTGGTCCAGCCATTTGGAGGTTGTTTCATTTTTCTTAAATGCTTGGGTGGTCCATTATGGAATATTCTAGTTGCCATTACTCTTAAAAGAACAGACCGTTCCAGCGACCTGACATATCTAAATATGTAATTTCTAATCCGTTATCTGTAAGATGTTCATAGACAATTTTGTCTTCCTCTGTTTCTCCATGAGCCTTAGACCCTTTCGGAACATACCATTCTTGAACACCGCTTTGCCACAACAGCTTTGCACAATTAGCACAGGGTAGATGTGTAATGTAAGCCTTGTAGTAATCAATCTGTTTCACAACTAGATTACTTATAGCATTAGCTTCTGCGTGTACAATAAATGGATATTTGTCAGGTCTGGTTGTGGGAAGTCCTTCTTCTTTAACATTAGAACAGAAGCCGTTGTACCCGACTCCAACAACCACGTTAGGACTACCGACTATAACGCAACCAACTTTAGTTTGAGAGTCATGACTTCTTACGGAGGCGTAGCGAGCCATGCCCATGAAGTATTCATTCCATGACGGTCTCTCTGTCATTGCTTCGCTTATTCTTTCGGCTGCGGTTTTCTCTTTTTAATCGCTTTTTATCGCGCTTGCTCTTCTTTCGTACTGTTTTTCCCATTTTACTTCTTTAGTATGTGCTTAGCTACAATACTGCCTTTCTGTTTTGGCTTAAGGTTTTTAGGAATAAGACAGAGGTCGTATTCCTGTTTAAGCTGTGATGCTTCGGAGACTATATCATAGTCCCCCCGAAAGCCAAGACACTTTGCAGCCGCCGCAAAATGGGAATCTCCCCCATCTTTGCACACCTCTGCGATGTTGTCAAGGTTTGAAACGGTGACCCCTGACTCATCGTGCAGGCTTTTAAATAGCTCTGCGCAAGACAGTGTCTTTTTTCGGCTTTCCGGTGGGACTAGATAATTAACTATCCTTGTTAGGGGTTCTCCCCAATTTCCTAAAGACATTTTTTTCCTTTAAGAGCTTCTTAGACTGTCACCAACAATCCAAGCACCGCCAATAAGAACGATGTTATTAACTTGCTCTGGATTAAGGTCTAGGCCGAAGATGTTTGTGGTAGTGACAACAATGCCACCAACAGCGACCCAGAATCTTCTAGACTTTAGTAGTAGTGCGAACTTCTCAGACATTGTTTCTCCTCAGTAAAAGGTAATACAAAATCCGTTTCATTTAAAAATCATCCATGGTATATTTATATTCTGTAGTTCTATTCCCCACTCTGCAATCGGGGCACATCGGAACTCTTTTCCCGTGCATATTGAGATGGTGCTGAAGTTTAAGAACCTCTTGCACCGTAACGCTATCTCTATAGATAGCTTGATTATGTACATTTGCTAAAGCAGAGGTTATTGCTGCGGCTTCATGTCCAGCAACAGAGACCGATTTTTGGGGTGGGTTTTCTTCTTTATTTTTTGATTCAAAATAATATAAAGACAGCCCAATATTGGCCGCTGTGCAAGAAAGAAAAAGCAGCAAGAGATTGGTTGTGGTTTTCATCGTAGTGGCTTCTTTGTGTCTGGAAGTCTAGTATTGTTACTTGAATCTCTGGTTACTGGAAGAACTGGGAATCTCAAACCATCTTTTGTGGGAGCGTTGTTCTTCTCGTTTTTTGAATTGGAAACTGATGAGCTTCCTTCTGGGCTTAGAGAGAGGACTCCTTTCAGGGAGGGAACCTTTGCATCTGTGTCAATAGCCCACAGAACCCCTTCTTCCTCGGCGTACTTTCTCATTCTTCTAACCGGTACAATTAGGTTGAAAGTTTCACCGGCTCCTCTAACAAGCATCCCCACATACTGGCCAGCCTTTTCTCCAGACCTTTCGCTTAGAAATACTCCACCGCCACTAGAACCCGGAAATGCGGTAACTGTTGTTTGGTCAAACACAACTCCGTCACCATTGCCCAAATCAAGAACTCTACCAACTTGAGAACAAATTCCTCGCGTCATCGAGTTACTGCCTACTTGGCCTAGTAAAGAGCCGACATGATATAGCTCAGTACCAATAGCCACTGGCTTGCCTTCATTCTTATAGAAAGTAACAGTCTTATCGATAAAGCCTTTCTTTCTAACCATCAAGAGAGCCAAGTCTTCTCCGTTTTCAGCATCCGAGTACTTAATGACCTTGGCTTCCATCTTGATTTCGCCAACACGGCGACCGTCTTCAACTAACTCCTTGACAATCTGAGCATCTTTAAACTCAACAACTGTCTGAGGTTTGCCATTCTTGATTTCTACCCTGACAGACCTTAGTCCGTCTACTACGTGCGCAGCGGTCCATACAAAGTTGACCTTCTGCTTAACATTGGGGACCACTTCAACATCTCGCGTAATAATAACGCCAGAGCCTTCACCGAACCCAGACTTAACCGTAACTGAAACATCCTGTAGATGTTGATACAGTCGATTGTCCTGAGCGAAGACGCTCGTGGCAAAGATAAAAACAGATAGCAATCCTGTCCAAAAAATCTTCTTCATCGGAATCCTTCCTCTGTGTCTTTAATTAATAACGGGTTGAAGTTACTTATTCAACAACCTCACCACCCTGCATACGTCTTTCCAACTCTCTCTGTGGAGTATTGCCATCATTCTCAGCAACGCCGGGAGCAACCGGAACGTTAGTCGTTGAGATTGGGCGAAGTTCGTCTTCAGTAAATTCGCCACCTAGAGCAGGATGCTTAATCCATTCGATTGTTGGAATATGTCCAACATCATAAGTTTCAAAATGGTTCTTTGTCAAGAAGAATGGGGTGCTTTCATCAAAAACTTTTTCGGCTTCAATAACTGGCACGTTGAATAGCTCTACGCACATTAGGCGATAGCCTTCTCGGAAAAGCTTTTTCATTTCCTTGCCAGTGGCTTCTGACCAGTCATTTGCCCAAGTGTTTTCAGTCAACTGGGAAATGTTGCTCATAGCCTGTAGGCAAAGCTCAATCCACCTACGACAGTAGTCGTTCTTCACATCAAAGTATCGAACGGGATAAATCTTGAAAGCTCTACGCTCGTGCGTAATGTGATGAGCTTCAAGTCTCTCCATGTTATCACGTTTGGTGTTTGTATCAATTAGGTTGCACAAACGAACAAACATATTGTGATGATGCTTTACAGCGCCTAGCGTCGGGGGACCGGGAACGAAGCAATCAGTGCGAACACTGAAAGCCTGAACATGCTCACCAACTTTTTCAAAAAGTCTGGCCATAGCTAGGTTGTGGGTTTCCTTGTTGTCGCCAACATTGGGAATCGCCCACTTCACGCCCTGAAACATATAGGGAAGAATGGCGTCGTGAACTGGAATTACTAAATTATCGGACATGTTTAATACCCTCCTTATGGGATTAGTCGACGTTAAATTTTTCTTTCAATCTTTGTCTAAGTAGCGTGTTAATTTGATTAACAGTCATGGTTTGGTCATCAGTATATTCGTTGACTAGTTCTCCAATTATAGTCATGATTTGCTCAGCGGTAACTTTCTTTCTTGTAGCGAAAGGAATGTTAATAAACTGAGGCGGGAGGCCATGAGCAGCTACTGGTTGTTGATAGTATGGCGAAGAAACTGGAAGACCGTAGGGAACAAAGCCCGGATTGAGTCCGCTGCTCCCCTCTACTTGATTCTTCAAGTTTTCATCTATCTCGTAAGTAGTTTGAGGGTTTGGAAGCTCATCTGGCGTCATGACAAACCCGCCATTGGGATGTTCATATTTGTGAAAATGTTCATGAATATGCTCATGTTTCTTAGATTCACAATCACAGCCATCATCACTATTATACCCCAATCCCTCTGTCTCATTGTCACAATTTTCTTCATTTTCTTCTTCTTCTTCTTCTTCATCTTTCCTTCGACGCCTTCTTCCAATTCTTCCTAGTACCAAAGGCACTCCATATTTTAGAGCCAACGCCCCAAGGCTCATGCCACCTAGGGTTAGACTAACGTTTTCTACAGTGTTACCGTTTCCGCCAGTCATATCATCAAGGTAATGTTCTGAGCCTTCGATTAACTTATCCTTTTTGCCAATTAAAACAAGCAGGTTTTCTATCCTAGAAGAAAGCGAACCCTTTTCGCCTTCAACTCTTCCGAGAAGGTCTTTCAGTCCATTGATTTCGTTTTGAGAACTTGATAGGTTCCCAGATACCCCAGACAATTCAGCCTTTAGACTTTCATGCAGGGCTTCTAAATTTGTTAGCTTCTCTTTAAGCTCTACAATCATATCAAGATATTCTTGACGTTCTTTGTCGAAGTCTGGACCCGGTTCTACAGGACCACCGGGGTCTGGTCTTCCCGGCCAACCATTGAACCCGCCTCCACCATCTGGGGGACCACCTCCGGGTGGCTGTGGGTTTGGGTTTGGTGGTGGGCACGGGTTGTTGAATGGACACCAAGGGAAAAGACCTTCTCCGTTATATAGCTCTTTAATCTTTATGCCCTTAAAGAAATCTAGACTCTTGCGCATGCTGCCATCTTCAAGAGTTACAATGGGGCAGTACATGAATTCGCCGTTTTTGGTTCTTCTTAGGCCACCCTTTTCTGGAATTATGATATGTTCACCCATCCCTTGCTTGCATTGAGGGCAAACCTTTTTCATTCGTTCCGGTTGGGGCTTAGAAGTTTTTTCTTTTGGGTGGTCGTGGCCATCGTGGACAACTCTATAAGAAGTTTCGATTGGATGTCCATGACCGTTACCTTCAATAATTTCATAGATTTGTTTAAGAGATAGACCAGCGCCGTAGTCATCTGGTCCATCGTCTGTCCAAGCGCCATCTCCGACTCGCCAAGCAAGTAAAACACCTATGCGAGTTTGAAGTTCATCCTTTTCATCTTTGATTAGGACGAGAACGCCACTGCCAGATTGACCACCTATTGGAGCAGCGTTAAAGCTTACGACAGCACCGGTATTTCTTATAACTCTACCGTACCAAGCCATGGCCCACTGTCCGCTTGGACAACCGCCAGCCATAATATAATCGTTTGGCTTGATTTCTGTACCCTTTGGGGCAAGAGGGATAATTCTTGGTGGATATCTACCAAAGTATTTCTTTTTTACAGAAATTACGGCTAGGTCAAGAGCAGTGCCATCTTTATATTCGACATATTCAGTCTTAAACGGTAGCATGGCAGACTTGTAGCCACTCTGAAAAAATTCTACATGCCCTCTTCTGGCGCGGTCTATAACGTGTCCATTAGTTAGAATAAAATACTTATCTTCGTCTTCTGCAAATACTGTACCGCTTCCTCTAGCTCCACTTGTACTGACTCTACAAACAGCCTCTAGGGCTTGGTCCATCGTTAGGGGTTTTGCTTCTGCGATGCTAGAAAGCAACACACCCAATCCAAAAACGATTGAGAATATTAGCTTATTCATTATAGCTTACCAATCTTTTTCGAGGGTGAACTGATACTTAAACAAAGGAGAGCGAGCCAAATCGGCTGGCGTTGTGGCCGCGTCTGCCAAAAAGGGACATGGGTCTAAGTAATTAATTCGGTAAGCATAGGTTACGGCTGTGCTACACACAAAAACCTCGTTGGGTTCATCATCTTTGATATTTTGTGGTGCGAGCCTGCAAAAAGGAAGATAGTGTTTTCCAAGCTTGACAAAGTTCTTCCAGCCATAAGGAAGACCAGTAAGCTTTAACATCGTATCCGTAACGTTTTTTGCAACTCCCGCATCAAATTTATATTCGAGTTGCTTATTTTCGTACTCAACTTTTACGGAACGATTCTCGTTGTTTTCAGGCCAAGATGAAAATTGATTATAGGATATGAGATTTGATGGTCTAAAAACATCTATGTTATCTGGATGAGTGTCTACTTGTGTTTTAAGAGACACCGACCTACCTCCGCGAAATTCCCTAAACTCCACGCATTCAATGTTATCCCCATCCCAGTGGGCCATAGCCGCGTGACTATGCACCCCGCTTCCATATCTTTTTATTAGCCAGCTTATCAGACCCCTACCACGAAACAGTAAAACATCAGCTTCTTGAACATAGTTGATTGCTTCGTGGTAGGGAACTAGATTAATCATTACTTTGGCTCTTCTAATTTTTTGTCAATCCTGTCTAATATATCCGCTATTCTTCTTTGGTCACCGACCAATTTTGTTATTACCTGCTGCATATCCTTCTGAATTTCCGCCCAACTTCTAGGAACATAAACTAATGGAGTTCCATCTACATCACATTTTGACATGACTTCATGCATATCTTTTAACCAATCTCTTTCTTCGTCCATTAGGACTGACTGTTTTCGAATTGATTTAGTGACAAGAATTTCAATAATCTTTCCGAGTCCTACAACCACTACAACAATAGTCGCCAACACTGGAACGGAAAAAATGGATTCCATGATAGACTCTCTCTTTTCAAAGAAAAAAGAGGGGACCGGTCAAGCGGCCAGTCCCCTCCTTGGACATGCTAGACTGCTAAAAAAATTAGCCGTTCTTTGCCGGGTAGTCTGCCTGAGTAGGCGTCTTGCCCGTTTCGAGGTAAGTCAATTCGCCGGGAATCGCTAGGGTCGGGTACTCTGCTAGGGCAGTAAGTGCTGACCCACCAGACGAGTCTCGGTAAACTTCGTTGGCGGCAGAGGGATAGGTTGACCAGTTGCCACGTTCCCCAGAAATGCCAACTGGGTTCCAGTATCGAGCGCGATGAGCAGTAGCGGTTGCTGCGCCATGCTGTCTAAACGTAGTGTTAAGAGCCTTGCGCGTGCCATCGTCGGACGACGGGAAGTAGATGGCTGTGTTACTGGTATTGTTGATATAGTCAGACCAGCCTCTAATAATCCAGCCGTTGCCATTCGAGATGGAATGACCAGCGACGCCGGGTTCAAATGCGATGGTTCCGCTACCCTTGGCAGTCTGAACGCCTGTTACGCCAACCGGAGTCGCCTGAGTTCCGCCATTGATGGCTAAAACTCTTGAGCGTCTAACCGCGCCGTCGTCGGCGTTGTCACGAAGATTAAAGGTCTTCGTAATGGGGTTACCGGTAGTAACCGTGCTGGCATCTGTGACGCCAATTGCGCTTCCACCTTCTTTTTGTACTGGAGCAGTGTCTGTGTTGTCTGTGGTGGAAACAACTCTCGTAAACTTTGTACCTACTGACATGATAAAACACCTTTCATATGGCGCTTTATTGGTCCTTTTTTTCCTATAATATAGAGTCCAGTCCTAGTATATTATACACCAATTGTACTAGTCGATGATTCTATTTCTGTGGGATTGCAATTGTTCCATAGCTTCCTTAAGGTATCTTCTTGCGGTTTCCCTACTGTAATCATTGGCATCGCCAATCTCTTCCATAGTGAGATTATAAAAAAACCTCTGTTTTACTACCCTTTTTAGCCTTGGACTTAGAGAGTCCACTATATCTAAAAGTTCTACAAGCTCGTAATCCCCGCTATCTCCTAGAAAAGTATCGCAGGTGAGATACCTTCTACGATTTCTTCTTAGGTAGAGCTTACATTCCCAGTCTATACTGACGTATAGGAAGTTTGAGAACTTTCTCTTTTTTGCGATGTCGTATTTTTTAAGGGCTTTCCAAAGTCCTATCAGCTGGCATGATTCTATCTCGTCGATAGGCATGCTTCTGTAATATTTCTTTGCCAAAAATCCGAAAACCCTCTTGGTATCCTCTTTATTAAGAGATACTTCAAAATCTTCTGATGATACTTCCGTGTCCACTTTAAATCCTCAGTCATTTGTTAGTAAGATTCCTCCAGACAAACTCTTTGCGTGGATATATATAGATAACTTTTGCATGTAGTTTTCATCGTCCTGAGTGTCAGCGCAGACTGAGCTAATTTCTCCATTTGGAAAAATAAATATTGCCCAGTGGTTCTTTTTTGATAGTTCTAGCTTTAATCTTTTAATCTCAAAAAGAACATCGTTATCTAAATCCAAACCGTCTTCTTCGTTTTCGTGCTTTCCTAAAATTTCCCTCTCTATTTCTAGCCTTATCTTTTTAAAATCGAATAGATTTCCGATACCTAGAAAAAACTTATACCTTGTTATTGCCTTAAGGGCTTCAACACCGTCTATTACTTCTATGGTGCTTATAATTGCCGGGGTTATGTCAAAATTAGTATGACCAACCCAACAATCGAATTGCTTAGACGGGCTTAGCTTATCGTGAAGCTTGTACATACCCAAGGGTGTAACTACAAGATTTGGAATTCTTTCAGCCAGACCCATGGCTTCAATAATTTCTTCTTCATCTAAGCCTTCTAGGTTGTAGTTGGAAGCTGCTTCCTGTTCAATTATGTCGTCGTCCCATTTTTCCCACGCTATTAAATTTTCTGACATGGTCGTACTCCTATAGGGAGTTTGGGAAGATATCTGAGTTAGGATTTAGAGCATCTGTTGGTTTAACTACAGCAGAATTTTCCCCTGCTTCTAGGGCAGCTACTATCAGGAGATAAACACCAAGGCGCTCTTGTTCTACACATGTTTCTAAAATAATCTTTAGGGTGTCTTGTAGTAAAATGCCAGTATTAACCTGATTTAGAAGTTCGGTGAACGTGGCTATGTCTTCTGCTCCGTCGCCAAAAGAACAGGCAACATATGTATATCCATCTCTTAAGACTTGAAACTCTAGGGAGGCAGCAATCTCGTCTTCACTCACGTCGCCTTCTTCAAGAGATTCGTCGGTTATTTCTTCAGGTGGTTCAGGACTCTCCTCTTTTTTAAATAATTTTAGAAATGTTTGCCAAGATTTCTTCATATCCTTGATACTTTCCTTCAGTATTCTGGTAAATGGTTACATAGTTCTCCCACCTTCCTTTTTTAATCGTAGACTCTGGTGGAACCATGCAGCAATAATTTATATAAATCTCTTCCCCTGTTTTATTTACAGACAAAAGAACCAGTGTTAACCAATCAAAAGAATATCCTAGATATTGTCTAGAAATTTTTTCCAAAGAATGGTCTATGTCAGAATTTCCAAACACTCTAATGGATGGAATTTCGTTATCTTCTGGAACCAGAAGTTTAAACTGTCCTTTTCCCGAAGTAGAGTAGGAGGTTATTCCCAGTCTCGCGCAGACCTTAAATGTGCTCATTGTTTATTCTATCTTAAGAAGAAACTTCTACAGCCTCACCCTTATTTGGGTACTGTGGTGACGGCTGCGGTCCTGCTGGAGTTGGGGAAACTGGAGACTGTGATTGATTTGGCGCAGTTATGGTTTCAAGCATTGAAATACAACTGTCCGCATGTTCACAGTCCTCAACAGCTTTTATAGCCTCCTCTACGATATTGGGATGTTCCCCAACACCAACAGGATTTCTTACATAGATGTTTAATCTAGCAATTGCCTCTGCTTTCTTTGCGGCAAAATGTAGATTGATAGCTTCTAAAATTGGATTATCCATCTTTGTATTCCTCGATTTATTGCTGACTACTAATCGTGAGCGGCGCAGCAGGGGCAGTTACCATCGGTACAAGCCTCGACGCAATCACAAGCGCCACAGCAAGTTTCGCACTGACAAACCTTCTCGCCATTTAGAACCGGACACGCATGTCCCATATGAAAAATTGGACAGAACTGAAGTCCCCAGCCCATCGCAATACCTACTAATAGACACATCCAGTGATTCTTAATAACGTCTAACATTGTTGACTCCCTTAGTGTTTTTTCTTTTTGTTCTTTTTATATTCAGTCCATTCAGCTTCGTTCATAGGAACACATTTTCCATTCTTCTCAACGTATCCTTCGTTACAATTTGGTGGATATCCAGCCTTTTCATCGGCGTAGAGTTTGGCAGCCTTGTTTAAAATATGTTCATTGCCCATTGTATCTCTCCTAATAAATACTAAGTTAACACCGTCTCTTTCGTAAGCTCCCCGCCTATCAAAATAATGAAGCTCATTTGTTTTTGGATTTTTATAAACATACACAGTGATTTTAGATTGGCCTTTGCTTTTCGACCACTGACTATGACAAAATGCAACCCTTTGGTCTTGGTCTGGAAAGCTTTTTTTAGATTCGTCACTGGACATGCACCTAGAAACAAAGGCGCTTTTTTCTTCATTCTTTTGTGGTGAGGGCATCTCTAATTTTCTCCGCTGTATTTTCCCATGAAAATTGATTGGCCGTTTTTATTCCCTCTTCGTTCATGGGAAGGCTGCCAGATTGTTTTGTTCTATGCACAGATTTCATCAATGATGCAACGTAACCAGTTTCTTTATCTGTGAGCTTGGCCCATTGGCCCTGTCCATGAAACCACTTACCGTCAAAAGCTTCTTCTGTGTTTTTCACGTTGAGGAGAAGGGTGTTTTTATGGCTGCAAAACTCAGTGTGCCCAGAATAATCTGTGGCTATTACATGTTTACCACAAGAGAGCATCTCAAGCAACTCCAAGTTCCAGCCCTCTGCGCGGGCAGGAAAAACCCCACAATCTGTCTCTCTCATTATATTATACACATCTTTTTGCGTGGGTTGTCTGGAAATTATTTTTACCTTTGAACCAAGGGGAGATTTCAAATATAACTGCTCCCATTCGTCATTCTCGCTGTCGCTAAAGAAAGGGTTTCTGCACATCATCCACAGTTCTACGTCGTCTTCCGGCACGAAGGCCTGATTGAAAGCATCTACGATTAAATCATGCCCCTTTCTTATCTCCCACTTCCCGCAATTGAAAAAGACAGTTGTTTTTCTGTTTGACAAGTGGGGTTTGAATACTTGCCCGTCAACACCGAGTGGAGCAACGCTAACCACTGGCCGGGAGTTGTCCCCGACTACTCCATTTTCTATACACACCTTTCTTGCCCAATCAGAGCAAACAATCAAGCTATCTAACTGGGAAAGATGTGATTTCTCTATCTCAGTGAATGTGTCTAGCTCAAATATAGGAAACCCCGCCCTTAATCCCCGGCCAACAAACTGGCTCATATCATTTTGATGCCATATTCTTAAGCAGGGAGCGTTAAAGTTTGGCAGTTGATTGTTTTTTATTAATTGTATTATGCTTTGCGTGTCCTCTTGAGGACAATCTACATTTCCCAGTGGCCAAAGGGCAACTCTCCCCAATTTAGAAAGGCTTTTTGCAACATTAAGGCCAGTAACACCATATCCAAGCTGGTTTATAGGAGTTATTAAATTAAAGTGTTCCATTTCGTCTCCATATAAAACTAGCCCGAGACTACACTAGATAGCTCCGGGCCAGTCAAATAGTTTAAGGGAATTAAGAGCAGTAAAGCTCTATAAAATCCCAATCAATATTATTTACAACTTCAAGTACACAGCTTCCAATAAAAGGGTGTTGCTTACCGGCCTCTATCGACAGCATTTTTATATGCTGTTTGAGTTCTTTAGTATTTCCTTTTATAAGATTATATTTGAAATAATTATACGCAATGCTTGTTTGTCTGTTTGGAAATAAATCGTTAGGTATCATTTTCCCGTTCTGTTTCTATAGTGAGAATCAACCATTCGTAAACCAGCGGCATAGCTTGGAACATTAGAGGAGAAAGTTATTCCTTTCTCTCTTACATCATAAATTTTAATACTACCGTTTTCTAAAATATAGATACAGTCTGCGTTATTAATATTTATTTGCTTTACGTTCTCTTTTCTTTGCGTTAACTGATGATAACCATAAAGAGAACTTCTAAAGGACATGGTGTGAGGAACGTAAGCAGGACACGCCTGAATAGTCCATCCATGCGGAGTCCAAACCCAGCACATTTGGTTTGGCTGGTGGAAATGGTTGAAGTAAAGCTGAGAGGTGTGCAAGCGATTGGTTTGTATAGATTCTTCTACATTTTTAATAAAAATCTGAACATCTGCTGCTTGAGTATCTTCAATCGAGAGAAACGGAACGATTGCAGCAGACAAAACGCCGGTTTTTAAAAAGCTTCTTCTGTCCATTGTTTTCTCCTAATTTTTATAGAAAGACAAGCGGGAAAATTCGTACCTTTTAGGGTCAGCAAACCCGCTGTCTAATTTTTTTCTGCTAGTAATATAGTACCCGTGTTCGTCCTCTAAGACAACTAGATTTTTATCAGAAAGTTCCTCGGTTTTTTCCTCGTCAATCATTGAAGAATGACTGCCGTATCTTGAGGGATAGGGATACTTTTCTGATTTTTGTGGTACTACTCTTCGTCTAATCTGTCTAGGCGGCATTCTTAATCGCCCTCTTAACTGGTTTTACGAAATAGTGACCGATAAATCCTCCAATACGAGACATCCCAAGTGATGTTCTGAGATAGTTCTCAAGTCTCGTAAGAGGGCAAACCTCTCTTGTGAATGTAACAGTAAGAATAAAACTGTTAACTGGAACCCACATCCATAGAGGGTACATAAAGGGAAGAACAAAGAAGGCCATTATATTTACTACTATAATAAACATATGAAATGATACAATTGAGTATAGTATCGCTTTCTTGCAAAGATTTTCTCTCTTTGGCTTTCTCTCGTATAAAGCCTTCAGCATTTCTAGGCTTACTTTCAGAGAGTCGTTTTCGGTTTTTTGCCCTATCTCTTGTTCTAGACGCGCTGTTAGTTCCCTAGCTTGTTCTTCGTCTAGGTATTCATCAAGTATTTCAACTATATTGAGAGCTTCATTATTGCTAGTGGGCATTATTGTATCCCTATTTACTAGGTGTTATTTTCAGGACTGTCTACTACTGCCCTTCCCTTCAAGCTTTCCCAGTCCTTCTCCGGCCTAACCATTAGGTTGGTATTCCATGCGCCACTTATTGTATTCGCTTGGATGCACATAGAGTGAGTCAGATGCATTAAAGCATTTAAGTCCTTGGGGAAACAGCTTCCTCCGAATCCGTAATGTCCATCTGGACCCGGAACCGACCAATGAGAACGTCCCAGTCTATCGTCGTAGAGAGAGTATTCCAGTACCTTATCGTAATCTATACCTAAACTTTCACAGATTGCATAAATTTCGTTGGCAAAAGATACTTTGACTGCTAAAAATGTATTGGTTAAATATTTAATCATTTCAGCAATTGTTGAATCAGTTTTTACTATGTCTGCGTCAGGAAATATTCTTGAATAGAATTGTTTTAGTAATGTTGTTGCCGGTCTCGGACCACCAAGGATAACACGAGTGGTATTCTTAAAGTCTTCTTCTGCATTTCTCTCTAATAGGAATTCAGGATTGAAGACTATGTGAGAATCTTGGCATAGGTCTTGTAAAGATTTTGTAGTGTTGGGGGGTACTGTAGACTTGATTGCTATTATATTTTTTCTTCCGGTACTACAGGCTATTTTTACAACATCTGTAACTATTGATATGTCACAAGAGCCATCTTTATTCATGGGCGTAGGAACACAAACAAAGATAACTTCACAGGCTCTAGACAGTGATTGAATGCTTGTGTGGGTAGACTTGTCTACTTGAAATTTATCATAAGTGTATACATTATAATAATTTTCAAACGTATTACGCAAAGCGCTTCCAACAAAGCCCTGACCTATTATTCCTACAGTTTGTATTTTCATAGCTTGTTTGCCGCTCTGTCTATAAAGACTACCGCCGAGTCCGCGTCTTGCTTTGAAAAGGTCAATGGTGGTCTAAGCCTAATTGAGTGGGTTCCAGACTTAAGAACAATCATGTCTTCTTGCAATAAAGAAACCATTTGGTCTCTTAGGTCAGGAGTATCTAAATCAAAAGCAATCATTAGACCCATGCCTCTAACATTAGAAATAATATCCAGATTATTTAGAGCATTTTCAAGATGGCTTCCGACCTCGTGTACGTTATCGACAAGGTTTTCTTTTTCAATAGCATCTATTATGTGTCCGAATCTAACCATATCAACAATATTCCCACCCCAAGTAGAATTAATCCTACCACTATCATTGAATACATTGTGTTCCACCTCGTCTATCCTGTCAGTTGAGCAGAATCCACAGACTTGCGTCTTTTTACCAAAACACATCATGTCGGGAACTATTCCAAAATGTTCATAGCACCACATTTTCCCTGTAAGGCCAACGCCAGTCTGAACCTCATCAAATATTAGAATAACGTCGTTATCGTCTGCCCACTTCCTCATTAGGGGGAAAAGTTCTGGGACAAAATGGTTGTCTCCACCTTCGCCCTGAATAGGCTCAACTACCATTGCGGCCACTCTGTCGTGCATCAATTCCTCTGCGTCCTCAATGCTCCATATTCTATTCCACTGAAACTTCGGAAACAAGTCTGTTTTTTCCGGCGTAGTGTTTGTCAGTGAGAGGGTGTATCCGGTTCTGCCATGAAAGGCATTACCCAAATGAAAAACATCTAGGGTGTTAATGTCTTCGTCACTGGTTATCCCTAGCTTTTTTGCTTTCCAGTCGAACGCTGCCTTTAGTGCGTTTTCTACAGCTAAAGCACCCCCATCAATGAAAAAATAGTGACTAAAGTCTGGAGTGATGCTAGAAAACTTTTCTACAAATGTAGCATACTGCTCAGTATACATGTCGCTGTTGGCAATTTTATGCATGGCGACTTCTCCAAGCTCCTGCTTTGCATTTACCAACGCTTTATGATTCCAGCCAAGAGGCTGACTAGCGAACTGTGAATAACAATCTAGATACTTGTTTCCATCTAGGTCTACTATCCAAGAACCAGAGCTTTTCTTCTGGTCAACAGCGAGATGAAACCCGTCGACTAGTATATGCTTTGATAATCTATCTATAACTGAAGTGTTAGACATTTTACCGCTCCTCCTGCTTTTATAAACTCCGACATGTCGCAGTAGTTTATTACGTTATCATAAAATACTGAAGCACAATCTTTAGAGGGAGTTATTATATTTTCACCTATGCAAATGCTATTGCAAACAAATTGTTTTGCAAGACCTTCGCATACATTAACTATATCAAGATACTGATTGGTTCTCTGTGATTCATTTAAAAGAGTCTTTAACATCTTGTTTGCAGAACTATTAGAAAAAGCTTTTCTGTAATACACTACTCTGTTTTGTATTGGTAGAAAACAGGTGTCCAAATGATAAAATCGAGGGTCTATTAATTCACAGGATGTATAGTCAACATTTAGTGCGGTAGCCACCAATTTGTGAGCAGCTAGGTCAGTTCTAAAACCATACCCCATAAATAGTATGTCGTTAAAAAATAAAGCATCCCCAGCACCTTCAAAATTAAGATGCTCGGGGATTTCAATGACTCTATAATTATTTTTTAGAAACCAGTCTTTGTAATACTGTTTTTCTTTTTGTCTCTCTGGGTGTTTAAAATTGGATAATACAACAGTATTGCCCTTGACTATTCCAGCGTTGGCAACAAACACCATGTCTGGAACTTTTGGTTCAGAGCTTATATATACAAGCTCTGCTCCGCATCTTAAAAGCGTATCGTGAAGTAAATTCCATTGCTTTTCAGAGATTCGTTGGTCTGGTTTATTGTTTGTATCCATCCAAGGGTTTATTTCATACTCTATCGAGTAGCATGATGGATTGCATAAAAGTATTTTACTCATGGCTTCCAGCCGGGTTCAGGTTGCTCTAGTTCTAAATCCTTTGTATAGTCTACTAGTAGCTCCTCTCCTGCAATTATATTCCTTAAAGTTACCAAGCCCTTGGTAAGGCCATCCGTAACTATTTTACAGTTTTCTCTTTCCTTAGAGTGATTGTATTGATTGTTTGGAGTTAGATTAATCCAGCCGCACAAGGCTCCTACATAGTCTACTAATTCCTTATGCACATGTGTCACATGAAGAGTGGTGTCTTTTTCAATATCTGATACAGCAAAAAGTCCCTTGTCATGAATTTTGCTATTATTGATTGTAACTTTATCATGAAGAACGCTGTTAATAAAATCTTTTTCTTCCATGAAAAACATTACTCGGTCCCAGCTTTCATTCCCTGTGGAAAGTTCAATGAGTCACCATGATTGACGGTCCACGAAACTTCGTGTGTAACCGCCCTAAAGGTTCTGGCTGCGCTAGGCTGTCCGTTTCCAGACTTCTTTACTCCTCCAAAGCCAAGATGACTTTCAGCAGCAATGCTACCGCCATTCCAATAGCCAAGGCCAAAGTCGCACTCGTTACGAATTCTTCTAGCAACTTTAAAGTTCTCCGTAACCACACCTAGAGCAAGTCCATAATCAGTATCGTTGTAAATCCTAATAGCATCATCAATTGTATCGTAAGGAATGATTGATACATGAGGTCCAAACACTTCTTGTTTGAGATATGGAACATCTCGCCACTCCGTTTGATATACAGTAGGTGTTAAGAACAGGCTGTCTTCTACCTGCTCTCCCATGAGTAGAACATTTGCTTCTGGGTCTGCGGCAACCATCTTATTGAACCAAACAACTCTATCAAGTTGTTTCTTGTTGATTAGAGGACCGTAAAAAGTGTCTTTTAAAAATGGGTTGCCGGTTTTGAGGTCTCCGCTCCTGTTAGCAAATTCGTCTGCAAACTTATCATATAGGCTTCTGTGAACAATCAGTCTGCTAGCAGACACACAGCGTTGGCCAGATAGTTTGTAAGCGCTGGCCAAGCATGCAGCCATTGCCATCTCATAGTTAGCGTCCTCATGAATAATTACCGCTGACTTGCTCCCCATCTCACAAGAGCAGGTTTTATGCCAGCTTTCGGCACAGACCTTTCTTATGTGCATTCCCACCTCAGCACTTCCAGTAAAACAAACGTGGTCAACGTCTTGTCTAATAAGACCGTTGCCAACTCTTCCGTCTCCGTGAACAAGATTAAATACGCCGGGAGGAAATCCCGCATCGTTAAACAGTTCGGCGGTGATTTCTCCAACCAAGGGAGTGTCTTCACTTGGCTTTAGAATTACAGTGTTGCCTTCTACCAGAGCGGGTGCAGCGCACCAGAAGCCGCCAATAGCAAAAGGAAAGTTAAAAGGAGCAACAATCGCGACCACACCCTTTGGCTTGCGAAGCATATAGGCGTCTTTTTCAGGTAACTCAGACGCGAGTGCTTCTCCATAAGGCATTTTCCCGGTGCTGAAAGCGTACTGGGCCATGTGTAGAGCTTCATTTACCTCGGCAATAGACTCGTTGAAAACTTTTCCAGTCTCAAGGGTTATTGCTTCGGCAATTTCTTCACGCCTTTGTTCAACCAAATTGGCTAGAGTCAGGAAGTATTCAGCCCTTTTTACTCTGCTGTATTTCCTCCATCCCTGAAAGGAGTCTCTTGCAAACTGGTATGCAGATTCCACCTCTGGAATGCTGGCCTCGGGAAAAGTCCCGACTACTTCACCAGTAGCAGGGTTAATACTATCAAAAGACTCTGAATTCTTATTGCAAATAAAGGAACCATTAATATAATGATTTCCAACCATATTTTGTCTGATAATTCCTTGATATGTAGTCATTTGCAATCCTTGCTTGATTCCATGAGATGTTTAACAGAATTTTGACAGAATCCCTTATCACCTCTTTCAATCAATTCGATAATAATTTCGCCTAGGTTTTTAAGTGGTTTGGTAAAAATTTGTCTCAGGTTGTCTTCTGGACAATCTATAACATCATCAGTAAGAAATTCTACTCCTGCCTCTCTCCATTCTTTAACCCTGCTGTCAATTTCTACAACCTGATATGCCATATGATGAACACCACCAACCCCATCCCTCGCTTCAACCCACTGTCCGACTATCGAGTCCTCATCACCGTCAGATATAAATATTTCTGGGGCAACATGCCTAAGACCTCCCGGTTCTATGTTAATAACATTAAACATTTTCTCCGGGGGAACCATAGCAATACATTTAGCAGTAGAATTATCATCGAAGACAATCTCAAACTCGGTCCCAACTTTATATCCCAATATAGCGGACAAAAAGCTAGCAGCCTCTTCTCTAGATTTTACTCTGTATGCTATATGGTCTAGTCTCATCTTTATGCCTTGATATTGTAAGCAATTCCCTTGCCATCAGTATCTAATTCTTCTATTATTAAATTTCCGTATTTATCTTTATCCTTCAATGCGTCAACCTCTTTCCATACTTCATCCCAGCCAGATTCATCATCTCCTCTAACTCTGGCCGCTTTGTCGTCAATATAAAGAGCACCGGCTGGCTTTCCCATCCAAGCGCAGGTGTATTTTACACCATATTTCTCTAACCAATCGGTCCATTCTCTATATCCACGTTCATACTGACGATGTATATTTCCGGTTTCTCTATCCCCATACCTTGCAGTATACAGGATAATTTCATATCCCATATCGTATAGCTTATTTACTTGCTCTATGCCGTGTTTTAAAGGTCCAGCATTTGCGTAATTGCCACCATTGTTTTTGTCGGCAATAACCCCATCACAATCTACTATGAGTCTCTTGGTAGTCATTACAAAACCTCTCTCAGTACCCTCGGCAGGACTCGAACCTGCAACCTACGGTTTAGAAGACCGTTGCTCTGTCCTGTTGAGCTACGAGGGCGCAATTCTATGCGCTACCTCTGCCCAAAACGGTCTCAGTTTTAAAAATATGCTCCCCACTATGAACTGAATACGGCCTTCTTTCAGAAGGAAATCCCGTTTCAGTAACCATAAAAGTATCGCTAAGATTAACAGACTTATTTATACTGTCATTACCAAATTGTGCCGATATAATTTTTATTACTTTTAAACAGGCGCCAAAAGGAGTCTTTGATTCCGTTATAATCTTAATGTCGCCAGATTCGATGTAAAATTTAGCCATCTTTATCCTTATCGGGGTTCCTTATGGGAGTAATCCGCTCTCTATTGTCCCACTGGATTTTTTCTATCTCCTTTTGAAGTTTCCTCTCCTCTCTCTTGAGAGTTCTTCTTTTAAGGAGCTTCTGTCTAACCCGTTTCTCTCTGGCTTTCTTTTTTTGGTCTCTTTTTTTTGGCATTTGGAAGTTCTTCCGCTGTAATTGTTACTTTGTATCTTGTTTCTCCAAACAAATCGCAACCAATTGCGTGCATCACATCTTCAATAGTTGTAAAGTTTGTTCCTAACACACAACCTGTGCCGCCATCTTTGCCAAAAATTTTGCTTTGAGTTCTGGGTGTAATCTCAGTA